GAGGCCCGCATTGCTGCAATCATCTCCAAAGTGCAAGAGGCTCCCAATGAAGATATCTGACCTGATTGACCAGTTTGTTGAGGTCAAAGCGCAGCGTGAAAAGCTCAATGAAGACTCCAAGGCCTGCACGCTGAAGCTCGCTGTCCTTGAAAAAGACATCATGTCCCTCATGTCAGACGTTGGCATCACCAAGGCCGCCTCTGACAAGGCAAGCCTTACCATGCGTGAAGTCAAGCACCCGTCCATCGACAACTGGCCAGTCTTTTATGACTACGTTGCTCAGACTGGTCAATTCGAATTGCTGCATAAGCGGCTCTCATCAACTGCATTCCGTGAACACTGGGAAGCAGGGGATGCAATACCCGGCACGTCGTCATCGTCGGTCTGGGAACTCAGTGTTGTTCGTCGTAAGTAACTCGTTAACTTTTTAAGGTATTACCCCTATGTCAAAAAATCAAGTCGCACTCTTTGAGGACCAGCTTGCCGCAATGGCCAGTGAGTCCGTCAAGGCTGAACAGACCGGCCTGCAAACGGCGTTTCTCTCCACCAAGGGGGGTGTCCTCACCTACCGTGGCGATGTTATCACCAGCAACAAGCTGCCTTGCGTCATCCTCAGCGCCCCCGTTGAGCGTCTCTACTACGACTCACGCTACGATCCCACCAAGATCGTAGGCCCTAAGTGCTTTGCCATTGCGTCGGTGGCTACAGGCATGGGGCCATCAGCGGCGTCGGAAAGCAAGCAAAGCGATAACTGTGAAAGTTGCGCCATGAATCAATGGGGCAGCGCTGCAAATGGTGGCAAGGGTAAAGCTTGCCGTGAAACCCGCCGCCTATTGCTTATACCTGCTGACAGTTTGACAAGCGCTGCTGCTGTGGCAGTGGCAGAGGTTGCAGCCCTGCGCCCACCGGTTACTAGCTTGAAGAACTACAGCAGCTACGTACAGACCATTGCAGCCACACTGCGGCGGCCTCCCCTTGCTGTAATCACCGAGATCTCGGTGGTCTCAGACCCCAAGACGCAGTTCAAGGTGGTATTCAACATGGTCAAGGCGATCGAGGACCCTGAGGTCATTCAGGCACTAATCAAGCGTGCTGCCGAGGAAACGGAGAAGGCGATCGCAACGGCTGGCATGGAGCCTACCGACGACGCCGTGGCGACCCCTGCCAGCACACGCTTCTAACACACAACATGGGGAAAGCCTCGGCCGGTACCCATACTTAATACCATGCAACCCGTATTCTTGGATTTTGAGACCCACGCCATTGGGCCTCGTCCCGACTACCCACCCGTACCCGTAGGTCTGGCAATCTTCGATCCCGAAGGCGCCTACCCTAACGGCTATCATTCCTTTGGGCATCTCACAGGCAACAACTCAACATGTGCTGCCGTCACCACAATCTTGGCAGACATCTATGCATCGAATCGCGATATCTGTTTTCACAATGCAATGTTCGATCTCGATGTTGCGGAGACGCATCTGGGCCTTGCCATACCCTCAGCTACACGAGTCCATGATACCCTCATTCTTGCTTTTCTGCATGACCCGCACGTACAATCATTGTCCTTGAAAGACTTGGTTGTAACGTGGGGATTGGCACAGCCGGTTGAGCGTGATGAGTTGAAGGAATGGATTATCAACAACGTGCCCGAGGCCAAGAAGAAGAAGTCTACTTGGGGTGCCTACATATGCAAAGGCCCCGCGGATTTGGTTGGCCAATACGCCAAGGCTGACGTACGCCTAACCGGCCAGCTGTATAACTACCTTAGCGATAAAGTCTTACCTTCACAGCAGGTACCTTACTTGCGTGAAATTGAGTTGATACCCATGTTGCTTGAAAACTCACGTCTAGGTGTACGTGTTGATCGTGAAGGCTTGCAAAAAGCAAAAGAGCAAGCAATAATCGACATTGGCCTTTGCGATGTTTGGGTTCGCGCATTGTTAAATTCTCCTGAGTTAAATATTGACAGCGATAAACAGCTGGTCGATACTATTTATACGACCGAGTTTTGGCGTAAAGAAAATGGATGGCCTACAACCGATAAAGGTCAACCCCGCGCTGATAAGGAAACCCTAGGTGAATTGCTTACGCATAAAGAGCTAAGTGGTGTCCTGCGGTACAGGGCAAACCTATCAACGTGCCTATCAACGTTCATTGAGCCTTGGCTTGTAGCATCCGCCAAGACTGGCCAGATCTACACCAATTGGAACTCAGTACGCGGTGAAAGGGGTGGCACACGTACAGGTAGGCTCAGCAGTACGCCTAACTTTCAAAATGCCCCCGTCCGCTATCCCAAGGTAGACCTGCCACCTACACTGGGGTTATCACCTTTGCCGCTAATACGTAGTTTCATCCTACCGGATGTAGGCCATAAGCTTGTGGCATGTGACTTTAATGCTCAAGAGCTTCGTATCTTTGCACACTTTGAAGGCGGCAATCTTATGCGCCAATACCAAGGTGACGCAAGGGCTGATTTGCATACCTACGCGGCTGAGATGATGACCAAAGCCAGCGGTCATGAGGTGTCTAGAACATACAGCAAAGGGGTAAGCTTTGCCATTCTGTATGGGGCAGGCCCAAAGAAGATCAGTGAGATGCTGGGTATTGACTACGCACTCTCCCTAACGTTGATGGATGCATATACCACAGCGGTGGCACCGGGACTCAAGGCCATGCAAAGCACCATGCGTACACGTTACAAGCTCAACCAGCCTTTGCAAACCATTGGTGGTAGGTTGGTTAAGATGGAGCCTGCCAAGATTATCAACGGCCGCCTTAGAGAGTTTGACTACAAAGGGGTTAACCTGCTAATTCAAGGCTCAGCGGCTGATCAGGCAAAGGCCGCCATGCTGCTGTATCAAAAGACACGGCAAGGTAGTAGGTTACTTTTAAGTGTGCATGATGAGCTGGTAATCTCTGCGCCCGAGGATTCCGTAGAACGTGAGGCGGCATGCTTAACGTCTGCAATGTGCAACGCCTTGGAAATGGATGTCCCCATGGTCAGCGATTACAAGGTTGGCAGTAGCTACCAGGAAACAAAATGAAGACATCACTCATACTTACGTACATTGCAGCAACCGTTGTGGTATTGCTTGACATTCTTATTTGGAGGCCTCTATGATTGTGGATTACGCGTACCCGTGCATGATGGCTGAAAAAGCTTTAAAAGACTTGCATGCTGCAATGCTTGAAACTCGATATGACGACGCATTAAAGCATGCGCTTGATGCTATAACCGAAACCCGTATGGCGTACAACTCAATCAAAGTTATGCAGGAGAATGTCAAATGAGCCAAACACCTATAAAGCTAAGCCAACGTGCAAGAACGCTAATGCACCTTAAAGAGTTTGTGCCCCGCGTAAGGCAATCCGGCGAGGTAGGCCCACCAACCTTTAATCATCTGCTAGACGGGCAGACCTACAAAACGGATTGGGCTGCGCCTGTAAGGCCCGGTGCAACAGACCACCTATCAATACAAAGCAGAGGTGAATATGACTAATTGGGACTACAAGTACTTACAAAAGGACTCTTTCCCGCTGGGGTTTGAACACTCCTACACCGACACCGTAGCGGGTGTTGTCCGTACAGGGCTGGCGATAGTCGGCGTGTTCGCGGTGGTGTTTGCCATTGGTTTCTGCGCTGGCTACTTCTGGGGGGTGAGATGACTAAAGAATGGGTAGAAACAAATAACCAAGCCTGCAAGATATTGAGGCAGGTACACGACATGCTGTCGATGGCGTCAGTACCACCTAGAAAGACATGGGTGGGGTTGACAGATGACGAGATAAATGAAATATACAAACAAGCTGAAACACTTGTACACGATTCATGGGTTGGCAAGGTTGGGCTGATGTTTCCAATTACTCTTTGCAAAATGTTTGAAGCCAAGCTGAATGAGAAGAACACATGACAATTAGAATTTCATTCTCTGACAAAACGGTAAGAGTTGCGGTTGAAATTAACGGTGCGATTGAATCAGCAATAACTGAACTTCCACAGCGCAAATGGGTAGGGCTGACCGTTGAGGAGATTGGGGATATTTACAACGACACCCCCACCGCAAAGGTGGGGCAGTTTGTCATGCGGCTTGCCAGAGCCATTGAAGCCAAGCTGAAGGAGAAGAACACATGAACGCACATTGTAAAGATTGCAAATCGCACCACAATGCAGGGCATCCAGCAAAATCTAATCTGGCGAAGAAGTACAACGATTGGTGTGTGAAGTTTAGTCGCTGTGCTACTAAGGCTGTTGGTGAATGCAAGCTCAAAGGAGGTAAGACAGTATGAATGAAGAAGACGAAGCATTCGATGAACTTGACAAGCGGCTGAACCGTGTGCTAGAGCATTGGACTCCATTAACTCCCATGACTCAGGCTGAGATAAACAAGCGGTGGGGTAGCTGGATGACGATGTATGTCAGACTGATTGAAGAGGCACACGGCATCAAATGAAACTAACGCGTTACGATTACATAAAAGGCTGCTTTGTGCAAAACTTACCTGTAAAACCCGAGTATTGGCCTGGAACTAGTATTCAAAAATCAAAGCACACGGCCTTTAATTGGCAGGGCGCCGCTATGGCAATGCCACAAAGACAAGTACAACCCACAACGCGGCGCAAGTCGCACTTTACTATTTAACTACATGGCATTCTCAAACTCATCCATCAAAACGTACGAACAGTGCCCATACAAATACAAGCTTACTCGCATTGAGCATAAGCAAGAACCTTCAGGTGATGCTGCAAATCGTGGCAAAATGATTCACTCTGAATTTGAAGATGCTTTAACAAAGCTGATGCTTATACCTGATGAACGTAAAGGCTGGGTACCATATCTCGATACGCTTGTTGGTAAGAATACGCAAGCCGAAGTTGAATTTGCAGTCACCAAAGATTGGCAAGCATGCGATTTCAAAGACCCAGTGGCGTGGCTGCGCGGTATCATTGACGCACTGTACTTTCAAGGAACAGCAGCGCACATACTTGATTGGAAGACAGGCAAAGAACGTGATTACGAAGATCAACTTAAGCTATACGCTGCCGCAGTGCTTACCATATACCCAAAGGTAGAGCAGGTATCAATGGAGATTTGCTACATCGATCTCAACAAGCATGTTAACCACGGCATTATGCTGCGTGAGCATCTGCCTGACATGCAAGCATGGGTTGACAACCGCATTACCAAGATTGAAAGGGATGACATCTTTGCGCCCAAGCCATCCTTAGGTTGCAAGTGGTGCCACTTTCGCAAATCAAATGGTGGGCCCTGCCAATGGTAACTAAAATTATTTTAGAACGAGATCTTGAAAGTTACTTTTCTAGACAATGTAAAAGCAAAGGCTTAATGACTTTAAAATTAAATGTTCGATTTTCTCGTGGATGGCCTGATCGCATTGTAGTATTAAAAGGTGGCAAAGTGGTATGGGTTGAGCTAAAAAGACCTGGCGCTAAATTATCGCCTTTACAAACTAAAGTGCATCTTGAGCTTAATAAATGGGATCAAGAAGTTCATGTGATAAACTCTAAAGAAGGAATAGACAATGTTTTGGGATACTAAACACAATGTATGGGTACATGACGGTCAACAAGGTCTCACAGATAGATTTATTATTAATGAAGTTAAAAAAGCATATAAAGAGTTATATAGCTATGCAAAAGATAAAGTTGTACTTGATATTGGGGGTAATATAGGCGCAACAGCAATGCATTTAGCAAAAGTTGCTAGGCAAGTGATAGTTGTTGAGCCTGAGCCTGTTAACTTTGCAATTATGAAAAAGAACTTAGAAAAGTTTAATAACGTTATTTGCATCAACGCTGGTGTATCTACCTGCACTGGCACAGCAACACTATATGTTAACACAAAGAATAATACTGGGTTGCATACTTTAATACCTATGCATGGGCGTAAAGAACTTGTCATTAACACAATTGCTTTTGATGAACTGCTTAATACTTATATGCCTGACGCGTTAAAATTTGATGCAGAAGGGGCAGAACAAGTTGTGCGTCAAACACTTACAAACTTACCTGCATATGTAAAGTTTATTGCAATTGAGTATGACGTAAAGCCTGGCGCAATGCTACGTGCAGGCTACGGACGAGATGCGTCAGTGCGACTATTTGATGATGTAGCAAGTCAATTTACTGAAATTAGACGTAAGTATCCTGATATTAACGCAATAGCTGCGCATAGACATGCTGCATTTTATGTTGGAGAAAGATAGTGTTTTGGGAACCTCATGAGTACCAGAAAGAAGCTGTTAAGTTTCTGATTGAGCATGGCTCAGGCTCATTATGGCTTGACCCTGGTCTTGGTAAGACAGCCGTAGTGCTTTCTGCATTTCGTATCTTACGTCTCAAAGGCATGGCCAAGAAGATGTTGGTTGTTGCACCGCTGCGGCCTACATACAGCGTGTGGCCTGAAGAGGTTAAGAAGTGGGAACAGTTTTCTGATTACTCGGTTGGTATTTTGCACGGCGGTAAGAAAGAGAAGGTACTCTCGCGGCAGCATGACATCTACGTCATCAACTTTGAAGGTCTTGGCTGGCTTTCAAGCAAGCTTAACGGTAAGCCTTGGCCCTTTGATATTCTTGTGATTGATGAAAGTTCTTACATGAAGAACACGCAAACACAGCGATTCAAGACCATCAAGCCTTTGCTTAACAAGTTTGATAGACGCTGGGCATTGACAGGCTCACCTGCACCTAACAGTTTGCTTGACATCTTTGGGCCGCAGTATCTTATAGACCAAGGCGCAACGTTTGGGCAGTTCATATCTCGCTTTCGCAATGAGTACTTCTACCCATCCGGTTATGGCGGTTATGAGTGGAAGTTGCTACCTGATGGGGAAAAACGTATCTATGAAAAGCTGGAGGACAAGGTATTAAGGATGGCGGCACTGGACCATCTAGACCTCCCCGAGTTGACATACAATGACATTATGGTAGATCTACCTATTGGTGCCAGAAAGATCTACGACGCCTTTGAAAAGGCATTGACCATTGAGATTGCGCAAGGCGACATCACAGCCGTTAACGCTGCCGTAGCCGTTATGAAAGGTCAGCAAATTGCCAACGGGGGCTCGTATCTTGATGGCACAGAGAAAACATCAGTACACTTGCATGATGCCAAGACTGAGGCTGTTGAGGAGTTGGTTGAGGAGCTGTCGGGTCAGCCTTGCGTGATTGGGTACCACTTTCAGCACGACCTTGAAAGGCTACGCCTCGCATTCCCTAACGCCCCTGTACTTGGCTCAGGCGTTGTAGGGGCAAAGCTGGAAGACATCATCACCCGTTGGAACGCAGGCCTCATACCCATACTGTTAGCTCATCCCATGTCTGCAGGACACGGTCTTAACTTGCAAGGCACAGGCCACGCCGTCATATGGTACTCACTCACTTGGTCATTGGAGATCTACGAGCAATTCATCAGGCGCCTATGGCGACAGGGGCAAAAGAACCACATTGTTGTGCACCATATCATTGCCAAAGACACTGTCGATGAGGCCATCATGCTCGCTGTTAGGAGAAAAGATAAGACGCAACAAAAGTTGCTGACAGCTGTGCGTGACTACATCAGACGTGATACAATTACACTGACTGATCATTGAAAGGTATGCATCATGCAACGTAGTTGCGTTTCCACAGTCTCTTTTTTACAAACCCTTGGAGTCAATACACATGTCAGATAAAAAGCCACAACGCCGCGTCAGCAAGCAAGCTGTCATCACCCTTGTCACCGTTGACAATCCTAAGCGTACCGGCTCGCTTGCCCATACACGCTACGCATTGTATGACACCGGCATGACTGTTGAGGAGTATGTTGCTGCAGGCGGCCGTAGTGGGGACATTCACTATGATGTAGAGTCTGGGCACATCACACTAGCATGAACATACTAATCACCGGCGTCACTGAGACGCACATCAATCATCGTGATAGAGCAAGCTCTACAAAGTTTATCTCTATACCTGCGATGATGCGTGATGCGTACATTGAGCTTGGCCATTCTGTAGATCATCGTGCTGTAACGCCAGGTGAAGACCTTTCGCGGTATGGCAAAGTCTTTGTGTACTTGTATCCTCTGGATCACAACGCATTGAAGACTGATGGTGTACTTTGGGCTTTAGAAAGTCGGTACGACGCAACTATTTGCCTTGATGACTGGTCTTTCCAAAAGATACTACCTACATGGGCAGACAGGATTGACGTTGGTGATTTAGTACAGCACAAATGGATTGTGCCACTCTTTCCTTGGGGTGATACAAAGAAGATGGGCCTAGACGTAGAAAGTCTAATTGCCTGGGACCCATCGCCTTTGTACGTCTGCCCCCCTAGCCATCATTACGCATGGCATAAGCGCAAGCAAGAGTGGTACAACGCGTCCCTTTCAACAGAGGCGCATCTCTGGGCGCAGTCGCAACGCCTTGCGTGGCCTGTGCATGCAGTTGGCGGTAAAGCATTGGGGCAGCCCAGGATGCTGGAAAGCGACATAGTGTGGGAGTACGGTGCTTACCAAGGCATCTTGTGCCCAACCTATGCGCATGCAGGTTGCGGCTGGTGGCGTGTTAGATACTTGCATGCTGCAAACACAGGTGCAGTGCTTGGCGGTGACCCATCCGAGCTAAGCATAATCCACGTATCCTACAGCCACACACTGCACGAGCTTGAGCAAATGGGCAGTAATGACCTTGAGCGTATTGCTGCCACGCAAGCTACAAACTTACATATAGCTTCCCATACTGACACGATCGTCAAACTTGAAAGCTTTCTCAAATGATAGTAATTCTAGAAGGTCCTGATGGCGGGGGTAAAACCACGCTGTCAGAAACGCTGCGGCACAGGTTGCAAGATGACCGCATGACCCATGTCATCAAGCATGGCCCATATAAAGGCCTAAGCAGCCAGGACCTTTGCAAAATCTATTTCCGCGCCATGTCGCAGGCTCTTACCTACGATGATCACGTTATCATGGACAGGTCATGGTTGTCAGAGCCTGTGTACGGCACAGCATATCGTAATGGCGTGAATCGCATTGACATGCAACGCAGGCGTATGCTGGAACGTGTAGCACTGTCGCGAGGCGTCGTGGTTGTGCATTGCCAACCTGAGTTTGAAGTCTGCGCAAATGCGTTCCTTAGCCGCCCAGATGATGAGTACCTTGATACTCTCAAGCAACTACAACATGTCTACGACCTCTATTCAACACTGGCCATGGATACTATCCTACCTGTGGTACACTATGACTACACGCAGGACGGTATTGAGGCGCTGCTTGTAAAGATCAAATCCAAGTCCATTGACAACAAAGCATCCGGTGGCGGCGCCTTTGTTGAAGGCAACGTGCTTATGCTTTGCGATAAGGGGCCACGTACAAACATCAGACCTGGCGCTGCAGTAGTGCCATTCATCAACTTTCTAGATAATGATGGGCCTAGTAGAATGCTTGCAGATACGCTTGAACGTGAAGGCATTGCAGAGACTGGCATCTACTGGATTAACACACAAACATTCCAAGGCACACCAACATGCGTAGGCTTTATCAAGCAACTCAACCCAAGGCGTATCTTTGCGCTTGGCAACAATGCTTACACCTGGGCTTTGAATAACGACATACAAGCAGCCAAGCTTCCACCTCCACTTCACCACATGCAAAACTATCCTGATCAGCCTTACGCAATCATGGAGTCTAATTATGGAAACAACTAACTGCAATACAGAAGCCAGCCTTCTATGGCTGTATCAAACTTTGCAGATGCGTGGGGTATGGACGCAGCCACGTGGTGAGCCTACCTTAGAGATTGAGAACTTCACTTACACTGTTGCGCCATTTGTAAGGTTCAACTCATTTGAAGGTCGCAACTTCAATCTAAAGTATCTCAAACGTGAGATGTTGTGGTACATTAAAGCCGACCCAACTGACTTGTCAATCACAGAGCATGCAGCTCAGTGGGGTAAGATTGTAGCCAACGGTAAGTTGAATAGCAACTACGGCAGCTACTGGTTTGGCAAGTACGGTGTTAGGCATGTCATTAGCCTATTGCAAAAAGATAGCATGTCACGCCGAGCTGTCATACCTATGTACGGCACAGACATGGACCATATGGATATAGATGCCAAGGATGTTCCATGCACGCTGGCCATTGAGTTTAGACTCAGGAAAGGCAAGTTAAACTGTCGTGTGATCATGCGCAGCCAAGACATTCTTTGGGGCATGACCAATGACCTACCTACGTTCAGCTTTTTGCAAGAGATTGTGGCAACGCTACTTAATGCTGAGCTAGGTACCCTCACCGTTTCTGTCGGATCCTTCCATGTGTATGAGTCACGCATGGAGATGTTTAACAATATACTTAAGTACGCAAAGCATGTGCCCATTGAAGACTTACCACCTAGAATCTCGCGCTATGAGGCGCACCTACTCATGGATAGCAGCATAAACGCAGAGCATGCGTTTTCAAAATGGCTGTTAGACGTGTGACCCCGCCAAGGCTTTACGGCCTTA